CTAGTGGTGGGACGATGAGGCGGCTGTCCTCGTTCACGCTGCCTCCTTGATCCGGCCTCCGATCTGTTGCATGAGTTGATGGCCGATGAGTTCCGTGTAGACCGGCGGGATCGACTCAGTGATGCCGCGTCGCTTCTCCATCCAGTCCACGCCCATCGCATCACGTAGCGCGTCGATGTTGTGCCGCGCACCTGTCGCAACCGGGTTCACTATCCCGCGTAAACCTTTCTTACCGTCACGCTTTGTCGTCGTGACATATACGGCCGGGTAACCATCCTCTACAGAGTGTTGACATCGCGGAACGGTCATCGGAAACGATGTCTCGAACAGCCGATGCCGGCGAACCTTGATCCCGAACATTGACCCGCAAAGCAGATAAGGGGTACGCAGTTCGTCTCGCGCGCCTTCTACGTTCTCAATCACGTAAGGCAGTCCAGCCTCGATCAAGAGTTCGCGAACGGGACTTATGAGATCGGGGTGTTTCTCTCGCGAACCGGGATTGAGTTTCGCAGCGTGCGAGTATCTCTGACACGGCGGGGACGCGTGGATGCCGGCCAGATCACCAAGCCACCACGGGCCGCCTCCCCCAGCGATCAACCGCTCAAGAAACTCCAGCGCATCCTCTTGTATGAAGTGATTTCCGCAGTATTCGGGTTGCGGGTCGATGTCTACGCCGATGACGTAGAACCCGGCGCACTGATAGCCCTTAGTACATCCGCCAGCGCCACAAAACAGGTCGAGCAGGCGCGGCCTCACGCGGCGAGCCGCTGCGGCGCCAGTAGCTCCAAAGCGCACGGGTTAGGCCCGACATGCTCGAAATACTCCACCCGAATGCCGCGCGCCGCAAACGGAGCCTCGTCCAAGTAGTTCCGCCCGCTCGGACCGCTCAGCCACACGGTGCCGCCGAGTTCCGCGGTCATCGCGACGAGTCCTTCGCTCACGTCGTCGTAACGCCCGGCCGCAAGATGTGACTGCATGTGAGCGTCGGGCGGATACGTGTCCGTCTCGGCGACGGAAAGCATGAGGCGAAGGAGTGCCATGTTGAGTCCGACGAGCATTTCGTATGGTCGCCCGAGCTCTTGGGCGAGAAGAACGGCCTCGCGGCCCATCTTGTGTGTCAGCGTCCGGGCGATCTTGCGGCGCGCAAACCCCGACGGGTCAGCGATACGAACCTCGTTGAACGGGCGACGGTCGTCAGTCTCGTTGACGGGCACCGTCAGCCATGAGCCATCCGAGAAGCGGTTACGGTTACAGAACCCGTGCCGCTCGTACTGCATCAAGTCCATCCAGATCACGGCGTCGGCCGACATAACTTTGCGGATGACGCTCGCGCCGGGCAGGAAGTTGGGAGTGTGGCCGGTGACGACTATGACGAACCGCCAGCCACAATTCGGGCATCGCTATCCGTCAATCCCTCGGCCACCACGACTCGCAGGCCGCGCGGATTCGCGCCGACGCGTCGCCAGAAATCAACCCAGGACTGATTGACAACAATCCGTTGTCCGTTCTCGATGACGACGGCCTTGTTCATGGGTTCTCCGTCAGGTCAAGTGCAAACCGAAGCGCCATCGCCGCGATCTGTATGGCCTCTTTTCGCGCCTCGTGGCCGCGCGCCGTGTCTGCTCGAACGTGCTCCCAAAGTTCGTCCAACTCCTCGCGAATCACCGCCCACCCCTCGTGAGGAGAGGCCATCGGTGCGAATCGCTCGCAGGCCGCTATCAACTCAGACACGACGGCATCTCCGAGGGCGACAACATGCGTCCGTCTAGCCACGACGCAGCACCATCAGTAGATCGTTCGGCAGATAGCCCCGCTCCACCGAGAAGCTAGGCGACAACTCCCCGGCCAGCCGCGCAACCTCGCTGGGGTCGTACCGTAGACACGCCGGATCCGTGCCGCAATACAGCGACACCGCCATAGCGCGCGTCGTGCGCGCCCACAACATCCGCACGAGCGCCCAGGTGCGCGCCTTGCTCCAGTTGTCGCGGAGGTTGAAGGTGCCGCAGCACACGACGAGATCCCAGGTATCGCCGTCCCGCAGCATCGTCGTGAACTTGGTGCCCTGATGCTCGCGCCTCGCGCGCTCCACCATGCCAAGCGACCAGTCGAAGCCTAGATAGTCCATCTCTCCGAAGTAAGACTCCATCGCGCCAGGCCCACAGCCGTAGTCGAGCACCGTAAGCTTTGTGTTGTACCTCGGGGCAAGCGCGTCGCGGATCGTCTGAAACCTCACGGGCTGCGACTCGCGCGACCATCCCGCAGCCGCCCACGGCTCAACATGCTCCACCGCGCGGCGCGACCATGCAGCCGGCGAGTTGAGGCAATCATCGGTAAGCACCGTCACGCGCTGATCCGCTCGGCCATAAAGCCGCCCTGATTGCGAAGCCATGTGCCGAGATTCTTGGACGGCTGCCCAATGAACTTACGGGCAATCGGCGCAGCATTGACGATCAATCCGTCGCGCACTTCGGCACCAATCGTCATGCGTTCAGTCGATAGCCAGTACCAGCCGCTCATGCCCCGGCTCCCTTCTTCGTGCGCGGATCAGGCTTCGACCGCGAACCCTTCGGCACATCGGCAGGCGCGTCACCCGCAGGCGGCTTGATCGTCCAGCCCAGCCGGTCACGATCCGACACCGTTGCGCCGAGCTTCGCCTCAGTCGTCCGAATCTCCGCGTGCAGATTCGCCGCAGGAGTCTTGTAGTAGAGGTCATAGAGCAGGACAAGGCCGACAAGCACCTGCCAATCCAGGTCAGTGAAGAACGGGGCCTGCGGCGAAGCGACCCACGCGTTGTACCGCGCGATCGACTCCGGGCGATGCTCCCCGACGAGCTCCGGCGCGACGGCTGCCGCAGCCTCCATATTCTTCGGCTGCTGCTTCGGAGCGTGCCGCGTAATCGAATCCGGCGACGGCTTCGGGCCACGCGCGCCTATGACTGATCCTCCGCAGGCCCATTCGCCACCGCGCGAACCTCCGGACGCTCGCCCACGTAATCGCCAAGCTCATCCGCGAGACGGTCGGCCTCTACCTGATTCTCGGCGAGGAACCAAACCTCGATCGGGACGCAATACTCGGGCATGGCGAACCACCTTCGATACGGGCGACGGGGCGAGGGTTAGCGACTACTTGCAGAATGTTGCGAATGATATGGGCGTTGCAAAGGGTAACTTGCACGCTACAAAGTCGCGGCCCGGACTGTTGCGCCCTCAACCTTCGAAAGCTTTTTTCGGCTCAACCATGCGGTTTACGCACCACCTTTGCGCTTGTTGCATGTTTCGTGTGCTGGCCGTAGGTTGTGGAGTGCGTGGGTGCCGCCGGTTGCAAGGCTCACAATATGATCTACTGTTCTTGCATCTTCGGGCTTGAACCATTTGCCGCAGAGGGCGCAGCGTGTGGCTGTGGCGAGCACCTGTTCGCGGTTGCGCCGGTACTCCGGATCGTCGTGGGTTAGCCCGGTGGTGCATCTGGCGCATGTGGCGCCGTGTGTGGTGGGTGTGCCGCAGACGACGCAGGGCACGCGCCGTGCTATCGGATGGCCTGAGCGTGGCTTACGTGGCGTCCTGTGCCATGACAGTGCCCGCATTGAACCGGGTGGTACGCACTCCACCCGACCCACACATCGCCGTAGCCATCACAAGGCTTACAACGCTCAGACTCAGGTATCGCGTCGCGTCGCGAGTTGCGCGTCATCGGTGCCATGCCTCCGTCCGTTGCGCCAATCGTGCCGACCGATACTCCTGCCGCGCCCTGTCGCGTGCCGGCCCACGGTTGTTGTGTTCGTGGTGCAGTAGCACCATGCCGCTAAGGTCACACGCTGGCTCGAGCGTTACGTGTGCACTGTCGCCATGTAGCCATCTGCCGTCGTTTGTCCTGTACCCGTTGTGTGCGGTGTCTACGGTGACGCCTGTTGACGCGCGGTAGATGCGGCGTATGGCACCTGGCGTGTTTACTCCGTCGTGTCCGGTGGTTCGCTTATGCATGATGGTGGCCACATCGCAGGGGGTGAACGTGAGCGCGTGACGGACGGCTGCCGGGTCTGCTCGTTCGATCCATTCGTCGCCGTCGATGACGAGTAGCCAGTCTGCGCCTGTCTCGCCTGCTTCTAGCATTAGGTGGGCGCGCTTCTCGACTTGGCTGCCCCATGCTGTGTCTGGCGTGTAGATGGTGTAGGCGATCCCTGCTTCTTCGGCTGCGCTTGCGATGGCTGCGGCTTGTGCGGGGTCGGATTCGGGTCGTGCGTGCGGGAACATGTCCCATGCGCCGTCGTAACAGATCGCTTCGTCTACCAGGCCGCGCAGCGACGTGATGCACCGCGTCAGGAACGGCACGGGTTCTTCGTACCAGGCGAGACAGGCGACGATTCTCACGCGCCGAACTCGCGCGCAATCGTCGCGACAGCATCAGCCGCCTTGTCTGCTTCCTTCTTCGCCTCCATCGCCGCCCTGGTCTTTGTCACGGCCACGGCGCGGAGCCTGTCCGCTGTCTTGGCTGCCGCGTTGAGACGGCTAACGCGTTCCGCGAACGTACCCTTGTCGGTCGCGACGGGTTGAGGCTGCTCGCTCGCCCGCTGTTCGCGTCCCGTGCGGCAATGGTCGCAGTACGAGTAGCGCCCGACGCGGCTACGCGCCTCGTTCGGACAATTCGGGGTGTGACAACTGAATGTCTCTAGGTCGATGCTCATGCGTAGAACTCCTCCAAGCCTCTGACGAAATGGGGCGCGTCCGACGGGTGCGAATACTGCGACGGGTAGCACGCCAACGCGCGCAGCTTCAACCCGATCCAGTCGAGCTCGTACGGGACGGGTGTGCCGGCCGACTTGCCTGCCGGCGTGTACGTCATGTATTGCGTGAGCGCGTCAGGGAAGTGGCGTCGGACCATCGTCCCGATGTAGTTGTGTTCGGCGTTGCCTTCGGGCTCGGGCGTGGGGGCGTAGATGTGGTCGTACCGCCATTCCTCTAGCGCGTGAAAGATCCGGTCTACAGGCAGTCGCCATTGCTCCCATGTGACGCCGAGGATCTGGCAGGCCGCCTCCGTTTCGGCTTCGCGTTCCGGCCCGCCTTGTGTGCAGATGATGACGTGTGGTTTGTGGCGTAGCAGCGTGAACGCGCCGAACAGGGTTTCGTCGTCCGAGTGTGGCGCGAGGAAGACGCTACTCACCAGACTTCTCCCATGCTTTCGTCGCTATCTCGCGAATCGTCTCCAGTTTTGTGGCGTCAGTCATGGAGCCCGTCCACTCGTCCACCACATCTAGGATGTCCGCCAGAGCGTTACGTAGCGTCTCGTCGCTCATGGCCGCACGATGTGTCCCGGCCACGTCTCGTCCAACGGCTCCCGCTCGCGCACGATCTCAGCGAGCATCGCAATACACCGATCGCGCCCCTCGCTCGCGTCGAGCGGCGAGCCCGTCTTGTACGCACTCTCCGTCCACATGGTGCGCGACCCCATCGGCTCGTAGTAGCCGAACCAGCGTGCGGGATGCGCGAGCACGACACGCGGGATGCCATCGCGGGCGGCTTTGAGTGCGAGCCATACGTCAGCGTTCTTCGTTTCGAAGTCGGAACGCGTGGGCCGAATCGCATCCACGCGGAACGCGCAAACACCTGTACCGGCGACATGCACGTCTACGTCTTCCTCGACCGCTTCGAGACAGCGGTAGTTGTCTACGCGTTCGCCCGTGGCATCCATTGTCCAGCCGTGAAACGACACGATGCAGCCGGGGTATCGGGCGAGTCCCGCGACGATGGTTTCCACGTAGTCGGGCGGATACACGATGTCGTCATCGACACCGAGGAAGATCACGTCTCCGTGCGCCGTGGGGCAGGCTGCGAACTTGGCTTGGTCGCCGAGGGTGTCGCCGAGCGTGACGATGAGCCGGTCGACTTGTGGTAGGAGGCTGTCGATGCTCATGGCGCGACTGCCGGCGCGCTCGCTGAGGGTCGCCATGCCTGCCCATACCTCGGTCATTCGTATTCCTCCAACACGCCCCAGGTGACCGGACAGTGGTTGTCGATGTGGTCGGTCATCGTCGCTACGGTCACGAAACGCCCGCAGGCTCCGCACCGAAGACGCCTACCACACACGGAACAGATCCCTCCTGTGCCCCAAAAGCAGCCGGTAAGACATCCCTCGTCTAACCTCACGCGTTCACCGGCCAGGCGAATACGACGATGGCGAGCGTGATGAACGCGAGCGACGCCAGGAAGGTTCGCCTAAGCAAGAATGATCTCCGCGTCCGCGGCGTGCGACGGAATCACGTCAATGAGTCGCTCGTCACCAAAATAGGTGACATACAGGCGGACAGCACCACCAACCTCTGCGTCGATAACAACGCGGGCCACGCGCGCAGCGGCGACGAGCCCGGCCTCACCCAGAGCGTCGATGAGATTGTGTCCCACGATCATCTTTTCAGGCATGGCGACTCCTATACATGGCTTCTGCCGCGTCAATGAACTCGGCCGGATACCTCTCGCGCAACACAGCCCACGGGTCGACGTGCTCAACGCACGGGAAGCCGCACACGAGCGCGTCATACGAGTTGAGTTGGTTCGCGGGCGACTTGAACTCGACAATGGCGAGCGGATCAACGCTGTAGACGAACGAGTACCGCTCCGTCTGATTCAGCGTCATCCATACGCTCGTGTCGATCGCGCGCCGCTTGTGATCCTGTGCGGGCCGGTAGCCGCACGCCTTGAGGAGCGCAGCCGGGATGATGCGGATGCCGTCGCCGCCCTCATAGCCGATGGTGATGGTCGCTAGCCGCGTACCTGTCTCGTTGACGACGCTGGACGCGCGAGACGCGCGAACCTGGTTCGCCTCGGGGAGTTGCGCGAGGTAGTCAGGGTCAAGCCAGTCGTCTGTGCCGCAGGGCGCTACGTAGTCGGCGCCGTTGCGGCAGGCGTGCTCGTAGCCGTCGTTCCATTTGCGGCCGAGTGCACCGTTGGGACGCTCAAGGGTGTCGAAGCCGTTGGCGCGGGCTATGTCGAGGTTGTCGTCATCAGCGACGACTACCGCGTGGCCCTCGATGCTGTGATCCCGACGAGCGTTGAGATCGTCTAGCGCCCACCGGAGTTGCGGGAACGAGACGGTGGTTACGTCGTAGCGCCCGTGCGCCGGGATGATGAGCCACAGGCTACTCACTTGCCGCGCGGTACAACCATCTTGCGCGGCCCGTCTCTCCACGTTCCCCATACCTCTTCACAACGGCTACACCAAACCGCGTGCGCCGTAATCTTGCCGCGACTCATCGTGCGATGCTCCGAACGGTGGCCTTTGAGCCGACAAACGAGGCGATGGAAGAACCGGCGCATGTTACGCGACGGGCGGGACGGGAGAATCAGGATGCCGCGCCAGCCATGCGTTCGCCTGCACCAATCCGTACTTCGCAACCGCGTATCCGCCCGCGATACCCCCCAGCTTCAACGCGTTCAAATCCGTGAACGAGCCGAGCGTCAACGCGGCAAGGAACGCCTGCGCGAACGTCGCACCCGCACGCTCCACAAGATCAACGAGAACCTTCTTCATGCGTTTCTCCTAACGAGTGAGAATGTGGATGATGATCGCGAACCCGCCAAGCAGCGCGGTAGCGATCAAGGCTGCGGCAGAAATCCGGAATATGAAATGGACAAGCAGCACAAGCATCAGCGCCTCAACGATCAGAGACACCGGCCACCAATCGGCCTCACCGATCCAGACCGTGCTACTGAACGTCGGCCACGGTACGAGTCCCCAATGCGCGGGTAGCTCGAGCGTGAAGAACGCGACCGACCAGACGCACAGCCCCCAAACGAGACGCGCCAACTACGGAAGGTAGGAGCGGAAACGAACAGGCTGCCGGTTGTCCTGCGAGACGCGGCAATACTGCGGCCCTGCCTCCTGGCCGTGAGACACCGTGAGCGGGTCGGGGCCAGCCTCAACAACGATCGCCACATGAAACGCGGCACCAGGACCGTAAAACACAAGGTCGCCAGGCTGCGGACGCCGAACAGGCTTGCCGCGACCGATAAGCGTCCCGGTGTAGCCGGTGCCGTTGTAGCTGAGCCCGTTCGGATCCGGTGCGCCCGCGAGCTTGTAGCAGAGCGTGGCGAATCCGGAGCAGTCCGTGGTGAGCGGCAGTTTCCAGGCGAGAGGCATGGGCCGCGTTTCGGCGTAGTGGATCTTCGGCTCGTTCGCGACTCCCTTGCGCGCCAACTCAACCACCTTGTCGCGGAGACTCACGGGCGCGGGGGTGTTGTCCAGGACGGTGATGCGTCCGGGTGCGAAGCGCCGCTTTAGCGCGGGCAGGATCGCCTTGACTCGTGCTGCGGGTGCAGAGCGCACGATGGGATTGCCCTTGGGGCCGAGGATGCGATAGCTCATGCGTTACCTCTTTCGTAGTGCGCGGATGGTGACGGGCCACGCTTTGACGTAATCGCAGCGGGCACAGATGACGGTAGGCGCGGTGCTCGCGGAGTCGCCGCGAGGCTTGAGCACCATCGACGCCTTGACGCCACAGGTGTTACAGACGAGGCTCACGGTGCGAAGTCCGAAACGACTTCGGCTAGACCAAGTGCGAGTGCCTCATCCGTAGAGAAGCCTTCCCACATGCCGCCAACCCCTGTTTCTGTTTCAAGCGGCGAGTCAGGAAGGGACGATTCCTTGTCCCATTCACTGTCGCCGCTCAACCCCTAAAAGGGAAGGTCTGAATCGTCGGCAGCGAACTCGCCCGACACCGAGTCGGCACTTCCCGCGTTGCCGCCGCCGATAAAGGTAACCGAGTCCGCGATGATCTCCGCCGACTCACGCTTCTGACCCTCATGCTCATACTGGCGAATCTCGAGTCGTCCCGTGAACGCAGCCTCGCGGCCTTTCGACAGGTATTGCGCAACACTCTCGGCCTGCTTGCCGAACACGGTGACGTTGATGAAGTTGCCGACCTCCTGCCACTCGCCGTCGATCTTCTTCCGCGTGTTATAGGCGACGCGGAGGTTGCAGACGGGTGTGCCGGCGGCGTCCCTTAGTTCAGGATCCCGAGTGAGCCGCGCGACGAGGTTGATGGAATTAATGACGAACCTCCTTAACGGTGATACGAACATGGCGGACGCCCCACGCGCGAGCTTTCGCGCACGAGCGCATCCACAGATCAATGTGCAAGCCTTTGACGGCGCTGCCCGTGTCGAGCGCCACGCCCCGCCCGTAGCCGGGAACATGCAGTCGGCTGTGGAGCGGGATGATGCGCGGATCTGTGGCGATGGTTCCGGACGCGACGGTGGTGCCTGTTGCGGTGTGCCCGCTGAGGCAGTAGGCGGTTGCGAGTACGACGAGGATCACGGCCTCATCTCCTCTCTAAGATGTTCGAACGGCGGCAGCCGAGCCCTGGAGCGCACACGCGGTTGTCGGCAGACCGCCTAGCGCGACTTATCCACGAACTACCGCCGTTCGAGCGTTGAAAGTCGTCGGCCTCTTATCTCGCCAGGCCGACCCTGCGCGTCAGCCGCGGCCCGCAGGCGCGCGCTGAACAGTCGGGATACCCCATCGCCGTAAGGCAGCCCGACCGGCTCATACCCGGCGGGGGATCGCCGTTAGGCTGCCCCGCCGGGGACTAGACGAGCTCGCGGAACCGGGCGAGGAAACGCTCCTCAGCCTCAGCCGGTAGCCACGGCTCAATGCGATAATCCAAGTACGCGTCACCCGGCACTCGCAACACGTTCGGCATCAAATCCCGCTGCTCCGAACGCAGCAGCACGTCGTCGGCGAACTTGACGGCGGGCGGGTACGGGTAGACGAGGCCGAACTTCTCGGCGATGACGCGCTCTAGTTGCTGTTCGAACTCACGGTAGAACGCGCCAAACTCGGGATCGCGCTTGATCGGCCTGGACACGTCAGACAGGTAAGCCTCTGACGCGTCGTGCATGAGTGCCGTGAGCCTCCACTTTGCCGCGACAATGTTGCTACACAGGACGCTGTGCTGGCTCACGGAATAGAAGGTGCGCGTGTGCCCAGTGAAGCGGCAAATGTTGGCGAGGGCATGAGCGATGTCCTCAAGGCATATTGCGTCGGCGTTCGGCGCGAGCGGGTTGATGACCGCTCCGCTGAACGTGACAATGTTCATTTCTCCTGCTCGAACAGCACGAGCGCGATGAGCGCATAGACGGCAATGTCCCGGAACGAATCCTCAGCCGACTCGTTCTCAAGCTTGCCGTTCGCGGCGAGCGCCTGCAACCGTCGCACCTTGTCATTGAGGCGGATCATCGCGCCCTGCCAGCCAGGCACGCCCCATTCGGCGGACGCGCGCACGTTGGCGAAGGGATCGTCGCCGCGCCCGTAGTCCCCCTGCTTTTTGTCGTGGAGCGCGCCTGTCTCGGCGAGTAGTTCGTGGAAACGTGCGCTGTTCGGGTGCCGCTGCGGAGGCGTCACGCGATGATCTCGTAAATGGCCGCGATGTCGTCAAGGCCAAGGTGCAACGGACGAGGCGATGCAGCCGACCACTCGGCGCCGGTCAATTCGCTACCACGCTTCGTCACTGTGAAGTCCTTGCACTCCAACTCGACCTGTGCGCCACTCTTGTAGATGATGAGCACCTTGCTCACGCGAACGCCATCCGTGGAACGCGCGCCACAACAATCCGCGCCTCACCATCCGACATCGAAGACACCCGCAGAATGTCCGCGCGAGCCTGCCGCATCTCCTCCCACAGAAACCGCAGCCGCGCATCAAGCCCCGCGCGCTCGTCGGCGAGGTCATGGCAGAACACGTAGATGCCTTGCTGCCGGCGGTATATGTCGGCGCGTTCGGCGACGAGGCGTTCGATGTCGTACCGGATTTCGGTTACGCGGCGAGCCATTGTTCGATGTCGACTCCTTCGCCTTCGCAGGCGTGGCTTCGGAACCAGGCGATTCCCCGGTCGGGCGTCTTAGCCTCGTGCGTGTAGCGCTCCCCGCAGAATCCGCAGGCGATGGTTGGCCGCGCGGCGTCTAGGTGTGCGAGCGCGTAGATGACATCTTCGACCGTCTCAACGATGTGCGCGGGCCGTACGATGTCGACCCATTCGCCTTCTGTCTTGTAAAAGGCGAACGGGTGGGATTCCGTTACTAATGATGCCGCGACGTTGGGGTCTGTCAAATGGCTCATGCGTGTGTCGGGAAGAAGATGCCGCCACACGTGCACCCGCCGCCTTTGAGTATTGGGCATTTGGGATGGTGAATCGTCACGGTCGGCCGCATCGGTTCAGCGGCTATGCGCTTCATCGCTACGCGGATGTCGTCGGCAACGCTCACGCGTTCGCCATTGCCGCAAGTACGTCGCCGTGGCAGCGTTGCGGCGCGCACCAACACCCGAGCACCTTGCCGCGAAGCTCCGGTAACGCAGCCATGAGATGAGGCTGCGTCTTGATCCATTCGGCGTAGGCATCGACGGCTTCGTCGCGCGTGCCGACGACGAACGTGGCGAGTGTTCCTTTGCCGACTAGGTGCGTGAACGGGTTGCCCCATTTGGATGGTCGGCCGATGTAGATGTCATGCGGGTCGCGCTTGCAATGGACGACGGTCACGCCCACTTCACCCCACTATCCCTGAACGCCGATAGCGCGCTGTTCGCGCGGTTTGCTGCGGCGATCATCGCGCTAGCAGAGTCGATGTCAGGCCAATGGTCGTGACGCCAGCACGCCCACTCGTAGTCACTCTCGGCCTCGGCTAATGCGATGTGTAGTTCACTCATGCGGCTTCGTCCATGCGTAGCTGGTTGTCCTCGGGCGCAGGTTCGTACGCCTCAATTTCGGCGCGTACGTCCTCGTACCGGTGCGTAACTCTCACAAGTGACGTGTTGCGCCGCTCGTCCCAGCGCCCCTGAGCGCCCGCGTACAGCCTCCTAGCGCCCGTGTCGATGATCGAAGCGTCGAGGATCGCCTTGAGCTCGTGCAGGATGGTGGCCTCGTCGGGATACATGGTTGCGAGGTTGCGCATGGTGTTGCGTTCGGCTTCCGAGTAGTCGGCTGTGAGGCCACGCCAGGTGATCGGCGTCACGCGCGTTTCACTATCATCGGGCAGCCAGGCTTGAGACAGCCACTACCGCCCGCTTTGCCACATCCCTGGCAGACCGTCGCGAGCAACGCGCGAAGCGATGGTCTAGCAGCATCGTATTGCGGCATTGACACGTAAACACCATCCTCGAGCATCCGCCTCACGCCGACGGCTCCCAATGCTCCACAAACGACAGAGCGGAGTCGCCGTAGCCCTCACGGAATCCTGGCGGCACGTTCGCCGTGTGGTGGACGACGAATTGCTGCTCGTCACGGAACCCTCCCGCAGGATCAGGGATGCGCTCCACGCGAGACGTAAGCCGCGTAATCGTGGTCGCTTCGCGTGTGTGTTTGTTCGTCCACTGGACTCCGGGACGGATGGCCGCGAGTGCAAACGCACTCATACCGGCAACGTCTCTGTCCGTCCGCAGCGCTCGCATCTATGAACACTGAGCTCGTAGACGGGGTTTCCGAGGTTTCCGTACCACGAATCGTCACTCTCGCGAATGAAGTTGTGGCCGCGAAGCAGGCAGCGAAGGGCCTCGAACAGCGATGGGCTTACCTTGCTCATGCCGCAACCAGCACGTCGCGCGGAAGAACAATCCGACGCGGCATGAACGAGCTCAGCACATCCAACGCCAGCGACACCGGGCGCCGCTCCACCCCCACATCCCACCGCTCCACGATCGCCCGCACAAGCACCGACCGCGTACCCGGCTTCTGAGACACCAACGCGCGAGGCTGCGCAATCGCCTTCACAACCTCATGGTTGCCGCCACGATCCCACGTAGCTAGCGGCGCGTCTTGTCCTTTCGCGTTACGTGCCACGTCGTAGCGGATGATCTCACCGCCCGCATCGAAGCCGACGCTACGCGGCACAGCCTCGAAATAGACGCCGCCCCGGTTGATCAGGTCACGGTTCAGAATCTCCGACATGAGATAACGCTCCCGGAGATGCCAGTAGTGGCGCGGACCCATCCCGTGCAGCTTGGTCAACGAGACGAGCAGTTGCGCGTACGTGGAGTTGCAGCGGATCCGCCCGTTGTCGTCCGGGATGAGGCAGTCTTTGGGGCAGCCGGCGTGCCACGCTTGCGGCATGGTGAGCATTTTGGAGCCGGGTTCGAAGCGGCCTCCTGCGTCTCCGCGTTGCAACGTTTCGCCTACGTCTCGTAGGCTGCGGAGTGTGGTGATGAGCATGTCGCGGCGTGCGTCGTTCATGCTGCCTCCTGTGGCGACGGTTTTGCACGATGTAGAAAGGGCGTGAGGGTGCGGCTTAGGGCGCACCCGGTGGGGGGTTTCAAAGGGGGGAGGACTGCAAGTGTTCGGGTGTTCGGCTCTATATATAGGCGAACACTTGCGCGAACACTTGGGGGCGAACACATCACGCGGCCAACTTCCCCTGCATCGCGTCCGCCCGACGCCACTCTGCCCGCTTGCCGATCATCTGCCGATCGACCCGCCCGTACGCAAGCAACTCGTTAAGCAGGTTCGACGCGCGAGCGCGAGACATGCCCGCAGCGTCCGAGATGTCGTACACGTTCTGCCACTCGTTAGTTACGTGGTCGTAGAGTTCGTCGGTCGCCCTACGGCGCTCCACCTTCTCGAACCCCTCGCCGCGCGTCCACTCAAGCAGCCACTCCTCCCCCATCTTCGGCAACTCAGGATCGCGCGTCTTCGCCCACGACAAGCGCGAACGGTTCCCCTTGATCCGCTCGAACACCACAGCCGTATCGGCGGGCCGCTGAAACGCCTTGTAGCCGGACGCGTCACCAAGCCGGCCGACCTTCTGGCCCTTCTGCGCCTCGTTCGCATGGAACCCGACGACGACAGCCGTGCGCGGATTCCGCACCCGTAGCCCGTCAAGGAACGAGATCACCGTCCGCACGTTGCGCATACCCTCAGAGAGCTCGTCGGCAATCAGCTTGTACCACGGGTCGATGACGATGATGTGGTAGTCCTCCATGCTGTTTTCGATCATCTCCCGGTGTTCTGCGTTCCGGTCGACTTCGAGGCCGTCAGGGAGGCTTACAACGTCAAACAGGGGGCTTCCTGTGTCGAAGCGCGCAGCCTTGAGCGTGCCAAGCAGGAGTTCGCGTGGCATCTCGAGGTCGATATAGAGGGCGCGGATTCCGCCGCGTCCGCGCAAGCCGAGGAAGTCGCGGCCGTGGACGGCGCAGGCGGTCGCCTCAGCCATGAACGTGGTCTTGCCGTGGCCGATGGGGCCGATGACGTGTGTGCGTTGTCCGCCGCGGAATAGTGCGCCGAGGTAGTTGCGGGTTTCGTCGCGCGGCCCAACGCTGTCCGCGAAGTCGCCGAACGACTGAATGGGTAGGCGCGGGGGTCCGACCGGCTTGGCGGTGTCCTCGACGGTGACGAATGTTGCGGCGAACCGGGCCGGGTCGCGTTTCCACACGGTTGTCAGGTCGTCGCCATCGTTCGGCCAAGTGCCGCGCTTCACTGTGGCGACACGACAGAGCGCCTTCGCCCATTTCGCCGCAGCGGTATTGCCGGGCTCATCGTTATCGAACAGCACGAGCACGGTTTTCCCGGCGAAGCGCGCCGCGTCGGGGCGATGGTTTACGCCGGGGATCGCCACGCACGGGAGGCCGAGGCTTGTCCCGGTGATCGCGTCCGGCTCGCCCTCAACGATGACGAGGTAGTCACCTTCGACCATCTCGGGTGACGGGAACAGGTCGCGCGGATGATCGGGGAGCGCCCGCAGCTTCGGCCCGTTGCCGCGCCGTGCCGGGTTCGGGGCGTAGCGCAAGAGATTGACGATCGCGCCGGCTGCGTTGCGGACGGGGATGGTGACGTTGGGGCCGTCGATGCCGATGCCGAGTTCTGTGATGGCCGCGTGTGTCCAGCCGCGTAGTGTGGTGAGTCGTCCGATGAGGTTGTCGTCGGCGAGTAGTGCGGCGTGGAATGTTGCTGCGTCATCGGTGAGACTCATGCGGCCTTTCGTTCGATCTGCTTCAAGCGGAGGAACTCGTCTAGCGGTACGACGACGCGCCACGGCTGCCGGGACTGTCGGAACGCGACGACGGGCACGAGGCCGGGGCGTGCGTCTCCTTCGGCCTGCCGGAGCCATTGCGGGATCGCCAATGTCTCGCGGCGTTTCGCTTCTAGGTGTACGCCGGGGATGTCGTGTGTTACGTCTTCGGACGTGATGCCGTTGCGGCCGGTGCGTTCACAGGCGAAGCCGTGTGTCCGGATGATGCGCGCGAGCTCGCGTTCGCCGGAGGCTCCTTTACGACGTGACGGTGCGCCCACTAGGCGGCTTCGTCTAGCGCGAGTAGCGACAACTGCTGGAGGCGCTTCGCTGCGAGCCGCGCGTACTCCTCATTGAGTTCGATGCCGATACTGCGACGGCCGAGACGGCGCGCGACGAGGGCGGTTGTCCCGGACCCCATGAACGGGTCGAGCACGATGCCGCCCGCGGGGCAGCCCGCCTTGATGCACGGCTCTACGAGGGCCTGCGGGAACGTGGCGAAGTGCGCTTCGGCGTAGGATTCGGTGGCGATCTCCCAGACGGTGCGCTTGTTGCGGCCAACGTCGGCACGCAGGCGCGGGTTGTTGTTGAACGAACCTCCAACTGTGTCGCGGCGCTCGGACTCAGGGTTCGTTGCCTGGACGTTGCGACCGTTGACTCCCGCTGCGTCAGACTTACGCGCGGAGAGTTCGGCCTTCGTCTTCGGCTGCATCCATCCCATCGACCCCGGGCCGACCGTCTGATCACCCCAACGCGCCCACTCGGCAGGCTCCCGGATCGCGTCCGCGTCATAGAAGTACCGCGCAGACTTCGTGAGCAGGAACAAGTACTCGTGCGCCTTCGTCGGCCGGTCCGTCACCGACTCGGGCATCGGGTTGGGCTTCGACCAGATGATGTCGCTGCGGAGATACCAGCCGTCTGCTTGGAGAGCGAACGCGAGCCGCCACGGGATGCCGACGAGATCCTTTTGTTTCAATCCTGGCGGGACGTGCCACTGGCCGCGAACCGCGTTCGCTTGCTCGATTCTCGCCCGCGTGTGCGCGTCATTTAGTGTTGCCCTGGAGAAATGCAGGCCGCTCTTTCCAAGCTTGGACTCAACGGTTTTTGATCCGCTCGGGGCACTAACGTATGAATCTCCGATGTTCAGCCATAGCGTCCCATTCGTTCGCAGTACGCGCCGAACCTCCGCGAACACACCGACCATCGCGGCGGCATACTCATCAGGCGTCGGCTCCAGCCCGAGTTGCCCGTCCACGCCGTAGTCGCGCAGGCCCCAGTACGGCGGCGACGTGACGCAGCAATGCACCGATTCGTCCGGTAGCTCGCGCAGCACGTCGAGCACGTCGCCGACGTACAGCGTGAAGTCCGGGTCGCTCACGAATGGGGTCATGCGGCCTCCAGTAGTGCCATACCGCGCCGACGATGCGACAACTCGCCACGCGGGCCAACCAACTCGCGGCCAACCCGCACCGCGCCCCAATGGCCGCGCGCCCAAAAACCCGCAGCCTCAAGACCCGCGTTCCAGGAACCAAACCGCTCCTGAACCGTCTTGTTCGTCGGGTGGTTCACACCCGTCGTAACCCAATCCCGCGCCGCAGGAGGCTTACCGTCGTGCGCGTGCGCCCACTGTTGCAGCGCCTCGATGATCCGCTCGGTTGTCCAGTAGATCGTCCGCCGCTTGCCCGTCTCGCCGCCGCATGCGCCGAGGAACGTGGCCCATGATCCGAACATGTTGCGCACGTAGTTTGCGGACGGATGCTCCGGGGTGCCCGCGCTCCAGGCTGCGGTATTCGGGAACGCGCCATGCGCCTGCTTGTGGGCGTGCGCTGCGGCGATCATCCGTGAGGGTGTCCAGTAGGCTTTCGGCTTCTGTCCGCAGCAGGTACAGCGGCCGGGGGCAACCGGGTACGTGTCGGGCGTCACGCGCGGTAGTCGATCCCGTTTAGTGCGCGACGAGCCACTCCGCGGCAGCCCGCGAGGGTGTCCTTCATCGGCACCCCGGGCGTCTGACGTGCGTCTTTGATTATCTCTAGGGCTTCGATCGCTTCGACAAGTGCGGAGCATTCGGCCCGACCAAGGGACGCGCCGGGGTAGCCGAGTGCTAGTTCGGTGCCGCGGCGAAGCTTGGCGAGCAGCACGCTCACGCGGCCTTGAGTGCCGGGGTCGCGCCGAACAGGACGTGAGCCTCGAAGGCGTGCGTGTTGCAGTAGCCGACGACAATTCCCGACGCGGTGATCCGTGCGGATGTGGTGGCGTGGTCGCATCCGCGTACGGCGCAGAGACGGTTGCCAAGGGCGGTTGAGTCGGTAGCCATTAGTGCTCCTTTCGAGCGTTTAAGCGCGCTGTGGAGGCTTCGTAGCCGCGGAGCCAACACGCCCCGCAGGCAGGTTCCTCGCCCCCATAGAACGTGGTATCCATGATGCGGTCGTGTTCCGCGCACACGCCGTAGACGTTCATGTCGCTGCGGTAGTCCCGCTCGCTATCCCGTTCGACTAGCCATGACGGAAAACCATCGCCATCCCACACGTACTGTTGAACCTCGGCGGCAAGGTCGTCGGGAACATCGCCGCCGAAGTAGCGGCGGCACGCGTCTTCGTCCACATCGAACCAGCGTTCCTCCGTCATCTCGGCACGAATACGACGGCTCATAGCGTCATCACCGCGGCATCACCGGGACACGGATAGGCGGCAGTAACGGCAGGCACGCCCCGCTTAACCATGCGGCTAGGGCCTGGTTGCGTGCCTACGATGGTTCCAGCAGGGAACCGACCGAAACTCTTCATGCCGTCCTGCCCGGCTTGCCCCATGACTTGAACCACCCGCACCGGATACAGGCGATGCCCGTAGGGCCAAAGGTGCCGAGACTCACGGGTGAGATCGCCATGAAGCGATGGTCGTGGCCGTCGTCGGGGTCGTTCTCGTAGACGGTTCCGGGGGCAACGAACGGCGCCCAAAACGAGGTTCGGCGTTCGGCGGGAGTTACCACTTCTGGCCTGTGTTATCTGCAAGCCGCATGGTTGCGTAGGAATCGTGGAACGGAGGTTCGCTGAGATCCCTTAGTACGACCGGGAACACATGAAACTCACCAGGGCCTAGAATCTGCGGAATACTAGGCAACTTTGCTCATTTGGTTGTCCCAAGTGGCAACGGTGAGGTTCGTCTCCGTGCCGTGTTCGATGGGGACCTCTAGGTAGTGATGTTTCTGAAAGTCGGCAAGGCGATCCTCGGGGGCCTGCTTCGTGAACCCGATCTTGACGCCGCTCCCGGAGCTAATGAAGTAGACGAACTCGCGTTCCCATCCGCGACCGGAGCGGTTCTTTTTCCGCACCGCGAGGACGAGTTCTGCTGCTTCTTCGACTGTCACGCTAGACTCCTTTTTGTCCGGGCGGGCGCCGAAGTGGGAGAGTCGGGGCGGGCTGTAAACCCGTTGCCTCGTGCTGAGTGGGTTCGAATCCCTCCCCGCCCATAGCGCTCACGCTTCACCCGGCGCAGGGCCAGTCCCTACGAAAGTGAACGAGACTCCCGGCGAACTCTGCATCCAGGTATCGCCCAAGCAGGTTGTCTCGAAACGATCGCAGCCAATGACGATGATCCGCCCCTCTCTTCCATCGGGAAGCACGAGCGAGGCTTCGCCTAGTTCCATGTCGAGGGGCGCGTCTAAACTGCCAGCCCACGAGCGAAGTCCGGGTATCCACTGGGTATCGCTAATCGGGATGCGATCTTGCTTAAGTCGATAGGTGGCGCGAACCGCAACCGTCTCACCTTCCCGTACGAGCGTTGCGGCGCCGCTGTAGTCCGGCGCCCTCATGCCGCAGCCCTCTCCGGTTTCGCCCACGACAACCCACGTACCGGCTCCATCGCCGTAGCCTTCTCCAACTTCCGAAGATAGATCGCCGTCGTCGCAATAGACGAGTGACCCAGTAACTCCTGTAGGCCCCTCAGTTCCCCCGGATGCTGCTCCAAGTAGAACACCGCGAACGCCGCCCGGAGGGCGTGTACGTGCGTCACAACGCCCGCCTTAGCCCCCAGGGCGCGCACGATCTCCCAGATGCAACGGTCGTCACGCTCGCGCTTCCCGGCGAGGATGTCGGGCGCATAGAACGCGTACGGTGCCGGCGGTACAAGGAAGTCCGTCTGCTTGACGATCGCCCCTGCGGCTACCGCCCCGTCAATGAGCGTGCGGAGCTCGTCGGGTGCGGGCTTCCAGATGACCTTGTTGCCCTTCTCCCGAAACCTCAGTTGCCCCGCCTTCGTGTCATAGTCGCGTAGCCGGAGCCGTGAGACGGCGCGACGACGCGGCCCCATGTAGGCGAGGATGCCGATACAGCATCGGTGTGTCCACACTTCCCGGTCGGCGGTACCAGCTAGTGCGTCCAGGGCATCCGCAGCGGCGAACAGCTTGCGCACGTCGTCGGCGGAAACGCTCGTCACGTCGAGGTCCTCGGCGCGGATACGCTTGGTGCGGGCGAGCCTGTCCATCGGGTTCGCCTTGACCTTCTGATTTAGGTAGCACCACTTGAGCCAAGACGCGAGCACCGCTTCGGCGTGGGCGATCGTGCCGCGAGCGTTACCCTTCTTCGCCCCGAGGAACCGGCGGATGTTGTCCGTCTTGATTTCGGACACGTCGCAGTCGACGGGGAGCGTGTCGCCGAACGCGTAGAGGACTCGCCTGTAAGTGCTGAGTGTGCGCTCCGACCATCCCCGGCGCAGGCCGTCATCGAGGAAGTCGTCCATGGCGCGATATGGGCTTATCATGCCGCGGATTATCGTCTCGAAGGGTTCCTGTGGTGAGGGCGCGGCCTGCCGGTTCCTCATGCGTCCACCTCGCGCAGCCACATCTCTATGACCTGATAGCCCTCGTTGTGGCACGGGGCAAAGGACATCTGGAATGGTTCCCAACCGTCGAACCCAGCCTCCAGGGGGAAACCACGGTGCGCGTCCGGCCCATGCAACACGGATATAGGCACGGATATGGTGGCCCACCGGATGCGCGCGCGACCATTGGCTCTCATGCTTCGTACGCCTGGGCCATCTCGACCCCCGAATCGACCGCCGTCTCTCCGGCAGCCATCAGCATGTCGATCATCTCGGAACACTTCAAATCCCGCGACGTAGCCTGAAAACGTAGCTGCCCTGTCTCGGGTGAGAGGGTGACGAGTACGTAGGCTTCGCAGCGGCGTAGGTCGCTCATGGCGCGAGCGTGGTTCTGATCCCATGCGGCGATGGCTGCGGGGCCTTCGATGTGCTCTATCCCGTCGCTCATGCTGCAACCTTCAACTCGGGCACCATGCCGCACCGAGGACACGCCGCAACGCGCCGCTGCACATCCGTCCGCCGACCACGTGGAGGAAGCACCGCAGGCCCACGCGCCTCCGCAATCCGACCGCGCAGATCATCCCGGAACCGATAGAGCGGCGCGTTGCCGCGCAACTCCAAGTCGATGACGCGCTCAGCCTCGATGAGTTCGGTGAGCGTCGTACCGACAACTTCACCCGTGCGCGGATGGACACAGGGATCGTTCATGCCGTCATACCCAAGCCGCGAGAGCGATACCAGTCGCGGTCAGCCTTACAGGTTGCGCACTCACGGGATCCGTCCGACCTGCGGTACGTGTTCTCGGGCGTGAACCTGTGGCCTCGTCCGCAATGCGTACGGGCACGGCGTGCTGCGGCGATGCGCGCGACGTTGGCGAGCCTCTGAGATCGACGGGCGGGCGTTAACACGAACACGCGCGTCATGCCGCCTTCCTTCCGTGTCGGGGACACATGGGATCCCACGCGTGCTTGCTACACGTGCAGGCGCTCACGCTGTCACCCGGAGGTTCTTCGGATGAACAGCCTCGCGGAGCACGCGGTACCTGCGCGTGCGCTCGACAATCACATAGCCCGCGGGAGTGCGCCCCACGACTGCGACGGGTAGCGGAGTGACGACACGCGCGCCGCCCTTCTGCCGTCGCATCCAGATCGCCGTGTCGCTCATTGTGCGGCCACCGGGTACGACGTAATCTTCGCGACAACCGCGTCATACTTCCCGGCCGGAATGTCCTTCGATGACTCGACGCCCGCGAGCTCCCGGATGATGTTCTTTGCCGCGCCGGACGAGAGGCCGTGAACGCCGACGAGCGTATGTAGTCGCGTGAGTTGCGCCGTGCTAATCGTGCCGCGCGCTGTCGTCTCCGTCTCGGGCTTCTCCGTGGAAGCCGCTGCGGGCTTACGTGCGCCACGCTGAGACGACGCGGCGTTACCATCGTCGTCCTCGTCCGCCGACAAGCCAAGCATCGACATAAGGCTGTAGCGGCGCGCATACGTGATCGCGGCACCCTGACCCTGGGCGTCCGCCTTGGACGCGAGAAGCAGCATCGTCGTCTCCACCGTCTCGCCCGACTCGCCATGAATGAGGATCGTCCGCAGCGACGGCAACGCCACACCGTCCGGGCTGAAACTGGCGGTCGGAAGTTGAACGAGCGCGAGGCCGTTGGCGTTCAGCACCGGGAGCACTTCCGCAAGAAGCGACTCCAGCGACAGATACCGCGACTTGAAATGCGGGTTCAACTTGTCGCGTTGCAACGCCGGCATGTCGGCTTGTGCCTTGACGAGTGCGGCTGCGAGCGCGGGAGTCATCGCCGCATCTCCCACCATGCGACCGCGAACGTCGTCGCGAGCGCCGCCATAACGATCGACTCCACCCAATACATCATGAGACGACTCGCAGCGCGACATGGCTGTAGTTGGGCGGGCCGTCAATCACGACGATCACACCATGCGCGGGCGACGCGACAACCTGCCGCACGTCACCGTTCGTCTCCAACGTGCGGAGCGCCGAGATGATCGTGTCGAGCAGGTGGTCCTCGGCCGCGACGTGTTCGAGCGTGGGCGCGGTCACTTCCGCGATGGCGTTCATGCGTTCCTCCTCTTAAGAACCTTGCGGATGTCGCGTTCCACGTCCTCGATGTACTGCCCAAGCGCAACCGCCTCTGCGGTCGACAGATGTACTCCACTCGGGCTAGCGTGGCCGCGATCGGCCCGTCCGTGGACGAGCGCTATTTTTGCGAGCGCCGCTTCTAACACGGTCAACATGCGGCCTTCTTTTCGGGCTTGACGGTTGTCGCACGCTTGTTGCACCGACGCTTACGCTGACCCTTGGTGACGGTTTCGCCGCAACGAACGGTGGCGTGGGGCGTCGTCTTGACGAGCAGACCATGCGTTGGGCAGTAGAACGCGATGAGCGTCACGCGACATCCTCTTGGGCGCAAACGTCGCGTGAGTCGCGCTCGCTGCACAGCGGACACGAACCGTGTTCGGGAGAGGTCGGAACTAGCGGCCCACCGCAGACACCGCATGTCCATGATGTAAACCGCCCAGCACCATCCTTGATGAAGCCGACATACGCTCTGTCGCGCCGCATGTCATCGATCGCGGCCTGTTCAGCGAGAGGAAGTGCCGGAGGCGTGGGAGGGACCGCGCCCCCGGCAGTAGCGCCCCGCGCGACGGTGACAGTCGTCCGCGAGACGCGAGCGACGCTAGGCCGCTCAAACAAGATTTCCCACCACGCGCTTCAACCGACAAACGAAGCGGCTAAACCGCGACCCCGATGGCCCCCATGCTCCGATGGGCACCGAAAGAGAGAGCGACCTGAAACCGAGATTGGGATTTCGCGTATCCGGCGGAAACGCACGGGCCGTTGCTCGATAGGTAAGAACGCTCTGGAAGCTGCGCTCGTTCAGCCACCCAATCTCTTCGGCGAACTCATGGAGCGACCGGGTAACGCTTCCATCGTGGGTGCCTCCTTTTGCAACCATGGGCACTGCTTCAAGAAACAGGTCCCCCCACGCCCATGAGCGATTCCGAGGATTCTCCTCTCGGAGCATCTTCTTGCCCTGTGCAACGAGTTGTCGTAGGGTTGCCATAAACTCGGGCCGTCCTTCCTGGCGATGAGGGGCGATGTGCTCCTCAGGAAGTCCGGACTTTACACGGACACCCTGTATGTGTCAAGATGTCCGGACTATGTCCACCACATACCTCGAACTCTGCACGAGAATCCCTGTCGTGGCGTCATGGACACAGATAGGAACGGCGCGGCTAAACGAAGCCCAAGACGCGACAGGGCTCAGCAACGAATCAGTGGCGCGCCTAATCCCCGTCGTGGAGAAGACGTGGCGGCGTTGGAAAACCAAAGGCGCGATCCCGACCGCTGTCCTTCCCGCGGTCGCCAAAGCGCTCAACCTAGAGCTCGTCAGTCCAAAGGCGGCACCGCTGGAGGTTCCCCTCCACGGCTCTGACGCTTCGATACTCCAGGGACTAGCGAGAGTTGAGGCGGAGATGCGGAGAGTGGCCGTGGCGCTGGAGTCTCTCCGAGAGCAGCCAGGATCCGCGCAGCAATGATTTCAATGGCCTCGATCCGACGCTCAATCTCGCTCATGCGGCCTCACTCCTCCGCCGCAGGTTGCGGAGAGTCAACGGTAGGCGCATCACAGTCCGATCGTCAATGCCTCGAAAGGAGCACCATGAAACTCGTCCTGTCCCTAGCCATCATCGCCGCGCTGTCCGGGGCCGGGTACATCGCTTCCCCGGCAGCCGCAGCCAAACAGCCATCACCCGTACCCGCGCTCCGCGCCCAGGTGGCATCACTCAAAAGACAGGTCGCGCTCGAACAGGGACTCGTTGCGCGCCTACAAGCGCTCAACCTCACAGCAAACAACACCGTCCAGGATGACCTGACGCAACTAGCGTCCCTCCGCGCCCAACTCTCGGCGCAGCCCACGGCGCTTACTCTCGCGCAACGCCTAAACGTGCCCACCCTGTTCACCACAACCTTCGCGCCGCTACGCGAGTACCTTGCTGCCACCTATGGCCCGGCAGGGTCGTACAGCCGCTACCAGGGAAGCGGGGGCTACGTCTCGTACACCTTCACCTGCTTCACTTGCGGCGGCTAAATACTGATGTGGAGATCGTGCTTCGTACCGTCAAGGAAAATCCTCGGAGCGCCCAGCCGTCCAGGCGAATAGCCCCGCTGTGCCGCGTAACGCTCATATCCCAGGAAGGAACCAGAGGAAACGAAGTAGCGCTTCTCGCGCACAATGCCCTGCGGTGACCGGACAAAGAAGTCCTCAGCCACAACCGCCTGCCGGTGCAAATGGCCGGTGACGTAAGCGTCGGCTCGAATGATTCCGCCCGACTTGGCGAGGCCCGCAAGTGCCTGCCCGGAACCCGTGCCGTGCCGCACGTAGATTTCGTATTCCTGGTTCCCCACCCTGTAGACGAACAGTGCGGCTGCCTCGATGTAGTTCACGTCTAGCTGGTCGCACACGTCCTCGATGGGGCAGTCGCCAATCGCCCGCGTGATGCGGTCCTCGTGGTTCCCTGGCATGAGTCCATCGATGCGGCCGGCGTCCGCGAGCGACTGCAACTGACGCCGCAGCACGCGCTTGGCCTCTCCGACCGTCATTTGTTCGTCGTACACGTCAGACTTGGAGCCGACGATCGCGACGTTCAGAAAGTCTCCGGTGCCAAGCAGCGAAGCGTTCTCGCGCCCTTCCAGATAGCCGAGCCATTTCTCCCACTTCGCCCTGTTGTGCGTCTTCGCGCCCGCGTGAACATCCCCGAGCGGGTACAGGGAGTGCTTCTCCTCGTTGCGGTAGTCGCGGTAGATGACCTTGATTTCGGTTCCCGCTTCGAGTGTCGCGTCGCCTCTCTGCGCCTGGAGGTATGCGCGCAGTCCCGGCTGCCGGTTGATGTGATCCCGGAGCGTCGTACGCGGAACCTTGAGATGGTCGGCTAACGCCTGGTCGGAGCCGAACTGCTGCGACATCTTGAGCAGTTCGCCGTTCACGGGGAGGTCGGCCATTCACAGCCCTTTCGATTTCAGGTACGCATGGAAGATCGCATACAGGATGCTCACGACTGCCAGGATGGCCCACACGACCGTGGCCTTGCTGCCGCGAATGTTCCACGTCCGGGTCGGAGTCTCCAATGCCTCAGCGCGGGCCTTTCGTACGGCCTCCGCTTCGACTCGACGGCGTTCCGTTTCCACCTGGAGCGTTGTGGCGGCAACCTCGCGCGCGAGCTCTTCTGCGCGGCCAGCCTCCTGCAATACGTCAATCTCCTTCTCGGCCTCCACGATCCTCGCGACTGTCGCGTCGAGGTCGCTGCGAAGCGCCCGGAACACGCCTACAGTTACGCGGTCATCGAGCTTGAGGTCGATGGTGTCGAGTCGCTTGTTCATGTCGTCGCGGAGGTCGCGGATGAGTTCGCGGACAGCCATGACGATGACGGGTTCCCGGTAGTCGGCTGGTTCGCCCATTAGCCTCCGTTCGTCACGAATAGTCGCCCGTCAAGTGCTGCAACACGCCGACCATCGACTGCATCAGGCCCTCAACGTGCGAGAGCTTCTGCGCATCCGTGAGGGTGCCCCACGCGCCAAGGTCAGCCTTAAAGTTCGCTATCCCGACTCGGGCTGCGGCGTGTAGCTGTTCGGCGTTCGCCGCTACCTGATCGGTGGTTGTGAACGAGGCGGCAAGATTTGCGGCAGCCATCCGCGTCTGCACGGCCGCGAGTTGAACAGGTGTGGGCGGCGGAGGATTGGCTGCGGCATACGCGGCAGCGTCCTGGTCGGCCTGCCACAACACGAGCTCATCAGCGTCCATTGGGACAGCGTGACCGTCCGGGAAATCCAGGTCGACACGCCACACCATCGGCGCATCAGGCACGCTCACTGTTAAGTCCCCATCGCGTACACCGTGACAGATGTCCCGGCTTCGAAGTTGCCCGACGTGGAGAGAGTGAGCCGACTAACCGCTGCGCTTGTTCCGCGATACGAGCCGAAGTCTAGTTCGGTCTGCGCGTCACCCGCCGAAGCACCCCATGTGAGGCCACTACGGGCAAGGATGGACTTGTTGTAACTGGCAGGATTATAGTTAGGGATCTCGATGCTACAAGCGCCATAGATACCCCCGGGTGCCGACGCTGCGGGGATATAACCGACCAGCATGTTTGTTTGACCGTATAAATCCGCGGCACCGGGGGTAGCGCCGGTCGCGTAAAAGCGTTGGTAGTCATAGACGGTGCCACTATCATTGTTCAGCCGAAGAATCATCGCGGCCGAGGTCGCGACCGTTGTGGATCGGGCGAATATTTCGATCAGCAGATTCTTGTAGAGGGCGGTGATCCCCGTGATATCGATTGAGGAAGCTGCGACAGGAAGCGTTGTGTCATAGATGGCAGTAACGCCTCTGCCATAACCAAGCGGCCCTCCATACGGCTGTTGGTGTGTCGAGAAGGCACCCGACGAAATTACGGCGCTAACAAGCGTATAGATACTGCTGGACACCGTTATCTGTGTCACTCCGCCAGAGAACGCTCCGACCGCCGTCACGACGAAAAACTTGTCAGTCGTCTGTGTCAGGCGGACCAGCATCCCTGGCGCAACCTCGTCGGTCACGTCCGCGTTCACCGAGAACACGAACGTAGGCGCGTCAGCCGACACGTACGCGAGCGTCGTCACGTTGAAGATCGCGAAGTCGAACCATCCCAGAAGAAACGAGTTCAGGGTCGGCGCGTCCATGAAGTACCCCGTGGGGAATCCAGACAAGAAGCCTCCTAGCTAACTGAGTCGTGTGGTGACGCCGAGCTCGGACTGTCCTGGCACGCCTAGCTGCCACAGGAAGTCACGCGCGGCCGGCGACAAGTCCCAGGTGACCCGTAGCGGCTCGCCCGGCTTGTACGATTCGGTGACACGCTCGAGGAACACGCTGGCGGTGTTGCCGCCGCCTTCCCACGCAAACAGGTCACTGTTGCGGGCGTTGAGGATGACGGGCCATGTTGCAGGGTCGCGCCCACCGAGGATTTCCACGCTGCCGAGACGCTGTAGCGGTGCGCTGTAGCGTTGCGCGTACCATTGCGCGTTGCTGAGGGCCTCCGGCTCTGACGCGGCGAGCATGGACTGGTCTAGGCGCCGCTGGAAGTTGTCTTCCCACGATGCGGACGCCACGGCCACCTGTATAGCGCCGACAGAGGGCGTGACGGCGACGGTGTTCCAGAGGTATTCATTGTTGTCGTCCAGGTCGGCATCGACGTAGCGGATGTCGCCGGATGCTTCTCCGATCGTCCCGGATACGCCTGGGTCAGCGGTGAGCATGGATCGGTACGTGCGGTCTTGAAAGTCGATACTCCCGTCCGCCTGCGCGAACAACAAGCCTCGCTCGTCCGACTCGATCGCTTGTAGGTGCGACAGTCCGGATGTGGTGTCGGTTGCGGCGAAGGTGACGGCGGGACAGATGAGCGTCGGCTTGCCCGCGTCGATGCTGCCGATGGCGCACCCTACGTCCGCGAGGACGGCGGCTACGCGAGCGCCAGGAGCCTGGTCGGGGTAGGAGAGCTCCGACAGCGGGAACAGTTCGAGCACCTTCATGGCGTCGGCACCGATCAGCGTGGCGATGTGGTCTTTGCCGCTCGCGGGGCGCGACTTGGGGAAGTCCTGCTTGATGCCTGTCCAGCGGACATAGGTGACGCCCGCGTATGTCACTGAGATGCGGAACCAAAACGAGCGTGCTAGCGCCGGATAGAAGGGCCCGGCGGGATCGTCGCGGTTGAAGATGCCGTCTCTGTTGTCGAGGACAACCTGTGCGGTGCCGCCTTGTGTGCGCTCGGTTTCGGTGGCGCGGCCCGCCCTAGTCCAGTTGGCTGAGCGGACACGGTTGATGCCGTTGTAGCTGGTTACGTCTGTCCAGACGCGGACAGGATTCGTCGGCTTGTTGGTTACGTCGAGTTCGAGTTTGAAGAACGGGGCGATGGTGTCGGCCCCGAATACGCCTCCTCCGAATAGTCCGCCTCCGAAGCCTGTCATGTGTCTCCCTCGTTAGCCCTTGAGGGCGAAGGTCATCGAATCTCGATTCGCATCCCTTTATGGAATCAGCACGGCGTAGACGGCAACCGTGCTGAGAGCGAGCGAGCCGACTGTGATTGACGAGGGAAGGTCGGACTGGCCACTTAGCACTGCTACGCGCCTCGGTCGATTACCTGTGCCCTGGGCAGCGGCTCCGGAGATAGAGGATCCGCTGACAATCGGAGCAGCTACACCCGTCACGATCAGATAACCGAACGCATAGAGAGTTTCGGCTGCCAGTGATGTCGCAACCGACAACGCTTTCGTGTACTCCGTGAATGTTGCGGCAAAGAGCGACGTGTCATTCGGCGTCGATCCTATGAGTGCCAGATTTCCGGAGGCGGCAATCGAATAGATCCCGAACCTGATGAGTGTCGGCGTTGCCGCAGCGGCCGTCCCCGCCGATGCGATCAACACCTGAGAGACTGTCTGCGCTTTCCGGTTCGCGAAATATGTGAGCCGGAGCGATGTCGAGGCCGGGGTTACCCCCCCTGACCCGATTGGCGAGCAAGTCTCGACCCCCTGCGACGGCGCGAAAGGGTCGAGGGTGTGCATCGGAATCTTTGGCATCAGGTCACGATCCAGGAGTTGTCCGCGACGAGGCTGATCCCCATTCTCTTGCCGATGTGCGGTGCGAGCTTGTCCGCGATCTGTTTGTGCCCTTTCGAGTTCGGGTGCGGTGGCCCCTTGCTCGTATAGGTGAGGTGCTGGTCGGCAAGCGCATAGATGTCGCAGTTACCCGCCCCGGCGGGGGATGTCTCGTTGCCGGTGCCCTGGAAGACTTCCGTTGTGTCGATGAAGTGGTCGGCGTCGATCAGGTTCGTGATCGCTGTTTTCCAGGCTGCGTCGTAGGTGGTCATGTCGCCCTCAATGCCGTGTGGTGCGACGAGGTTGCCAACAGCGAGAATCAGCGCATCCGGATACTCGGTGAGCGCAGCTTGGATCGCGACTGTCGCAGCCGCTTGAACCTGTGCGGCTGTGAAGGCGAGGTCGTTCGAGGACGACTGGAAAACGATGCACGTCCCCTCACCAGACGGCTTCCGTACCATCAGCGGCAGATCGTTCTGCACGTTGCCTAGATACGGCAGCGTGCCGTCACCTGCGGTCGCGCAGACGCCTCGGCCGCCCATACAGATCCCTTGCGAGACATCCCAGAGTCCGAGCCGCCAGCCAAGCTGGAACACGAACGAGCCGTGCGGGTACGCGACGTTCTCCGTTGTCAGAATCGTGTCGGCGTAGTAGCCCTCGGGAATCGAATCGCCAATCCAGATCAACTGTCCACTCGCCTGCAAGGCGGGCGAATAAAGAAAGTCCGTGCTGGCGTGCTTAATACCGACCAGACCCGCAGTCCCCACATCAATCATCAGCATGATTCGATACGGCGAACCAGCTGGAGCGGCTGCGCCATGATTGACCTTGAAGTGCTGCGTGTCGCCGGTGCTGGAGGTGATTGTCGGAGCAAGGGCGACGGGCTGCTCGTTCACCCACAACCAGTAGCGGATGCCGTTATTCGCCACGACGAACTCCCACAACTGGCCCGTGTAGTCGAACTCGTAACAGACGATCCGATCTCCCCTAGAGCGTGGAGACAACGACACATCTCCCGCCCATCCGTAAGGCTTCACAGGCTCATAGTCGCCGTGACCAGACGGAAGAAAAATCGCACTGTTTGACGAGCGAAGCTCCAGTGGGCTACGGAGCGCAATCGTCCCGCTAAGCCCAGTTGTAGTTCCCCCAGCGGTGATTGTCGGGGGAGACGTCATCACCGGGGAGTAAATGCCGTCCTCGGCGATGCGGTTGCGGATCGTTGGGTTGCCCGCGAACGCTGTCCGCTGCTTGAGCGGCCGAATGTAGCCGCCTACGAGGCTCGTCATCTCAAGCCACCTTCCCGGTGATGATGTCGATGAGATTGCCGGAACCGTCTAGCTTGAACCAGACGTACTCCGTGCCCGATGCGAGCGTCGGGGACGGGTCGGTATCACTCACGATGGGACGCGAACCGCCGAGCGCAGCCTGAACCGGCGCAGTCTGGAGCGTCCCGTCCGCGTTCGCGAACGACTCCAACCACGCAACCAGTTTCGTGCCCCATGAGTCCTTATCTCCGCCAATGGTCGGCAACGCCGTCATCTAAACCCCCACTCGTTGAGCCGACACAATGAACGCCTGTTCGCCCGCAGCCCGGACAGTCCCGGTGCCCTCGAAGCGATACCAATGCCCACCATGAACCGTGGGCGCAAACGTGGCTTCCCACACCCCTGCCGAAGCCTCAGACGCGGTGACCGTCGTAACGGTGCCCGCTGGATCCATCACGCGACATGCGACAGCGAAGGGACTTGTCAGCACGCCGTCCAGATCCTTGAACGTCGCGCGCAACACAACATCGTCCCCGATGTCGTAGCGACCAACAGACATAGCCCTCCTAGGTCAAAGAATCAGCAAGGTCGACCGTAGCGGCCGAATCGTCCAACGTCACAGCGGCCGACAAGTCCTCGAGCGTCACCGAGCCATACGTCTCGCCGACACCAAACAAGCCCGCGCCGAAGAAACCCTCACCGAAGTTAGGCATCTACGGGCGAATGTCGGACTGCTTGATGTGGCCGCGCCGCGAACCCATGATCACGGCCGCGCTAACCGACTCCAGGACGGACGGATGCTTCAACGCCGCCGCGAGCTCGTCATGCGAACCCACATAGTTCGGCGCGTTGACCACGATGTTGATAGCGCCACCGCCGCCACGTCCGGCAGCCACATCGGCCGGCTGCACACGCTCGCCCGCGTGCAAGTACGCCAAGCCGTCCCGGAGGATGTCGCCGCCCGAAGCCATCTTCGGAATCGGGTTCAGCAGGAAGTAGCCTGCCGCTCCGCCTAGTCCCGCCGTCACGCTCGACTGGCCGGGCGCGATAGGCGTCTGCCATGCGATCGACTGGGCCGTCGCGGAAACCTTCGCCGCATCCTTCCCGTCGCCCAACGCGGCCAACGCGGCAGCCTCGTCAAGCATCACCTGTGCGAGCGCCTGCGTGGCCGTACCAAGGTTGCCCATGTCATCCTGGAACTGTCCGCCCGAACTGAGCAGTACCTCGCCCGTCGTCAGGCCGTATTGCGCCAGGATGCCCGGAAGGTCCCCGATGTAGGCGGTGCCCGCAGCGATCCCCTGGCCGAGCGCATTGAGTTGGTTCGTCATCGCGTGTTCCGCGTCCGTCCGCTGCTGCTGGTACTGCGTCACCGCGTTCGCATAGTTCTGATCCGCCGTCTTGCGTTCAGCCGTCGCATCGATCGACAACTCGTTCTCATCGATCATGCGTTGCGCCTGATCCACCGCAGCCTTATCCGCGGCGATGGCTGCCGGTGTCCCCTTCGGCCCGAAGATGTCGCGCGTCGCACCCGTCGAGATGTCCACGATGTGCTCGATGAGCGCACCGTTCATGTCGTCCGCTAGCGTCTGCTGTGCGCTCGCCAGACCGTCCGTAAGGCTCTTAGCGGTGTCGGCAGCCTGCATGTCCGCGTACTGCTGTTCCTTCGGCGTGAGCAGCCCGCCCTGCGAGAACTTCGGCCCGAGCGTGTTAGTGATGTAGTCCTGTGTCGCGGCCGAGAACGCGGTTTGCACGTCCGAGATGATGTTCGAGAACGCCGACGTGATCGCCTGCTTGTCGGTGGTGATCGCGGCGGCAGCGGCGTCGGTTACCGCCTTGATCTGCGCCTTGAGGTTCGCAGCGACAGTCTTGGTGAACGAGTCGTCCGCCTTCGTGATCTCGTTAGCTACCGACTGCGCCTTCGCCATCTGCCCGTGCGCCTTGAGGTCGGCTTCCTCTGTCTTGAGTAGCGAGTCGAGCGTGTCGAGATGCGCCTGAGTAGCGCTGTCCCCGAACGTCTGCTGCGCCGCGCGGATCTTGGCTTCGAGCGCGTCGGGAATCTTGTAAAGCGGAGGCTTCTTCGGCTTAGCTGCCGCGCTCGAACTCGCACCGAACGAGACAGGGGCCATGCCGCCGCCCGCTGTGATAGCGCCACTAGCGCCCATGATTGACGAGATGTAGTTCTGCGTCTCGGACGGCATGGTGCCGCCGTTCTTCAAGTAGTTGTCTACGTTGCCGGAACCCCAGTTGTAGGCGGCAAGCGCGAGCGGCCAAGACTTGTATTTCGCGTAGAGGCCCGCCATCATCTGCGCGGCCTTCGGGAGCGCCTGCGCCGGGTTGTAGGGGTTGAACGTCGTACCCGACCCCATCGTGCCCGGCATGAACTGAGCGATTCCTGACGCGCCCGAAGCGTTATGTGCGGCCGGGTTGAAGCCGGACTCCTGCTTGATCTGCGCGAGGAACAGCGACGAGGGGACGCCGTACTTACTTGCCGCCTGCGCGGCCATGTTCTTTAGCGGGTCACTGCCAGGGATATAGCTCGCCCCGAAGCTACCAGGGAGATAGCTCGTCTGAGCCGCACTCGTGTTCTTCTCAGCAGCCGGCGCGAGCAACGAACCCTCGCCCAGAGCGCCACGAATCGCGTTACCCAATGCCCCGCTCTGTGTCGCTAGTCCACCGAGGAGCGGTACGTGGCCGAGGAATCCGATCCCAGCCTTGTTGAGAACGGACTGCCCGGCAGATGATGTAGGGATGATGTCGAGCGCGATGACGAGCGCGAGAGGTCCGAGCGCCTTGAGTTTTCCGAGCGTCCCGAGCAGTAGACTCGACTCCGACGATGCCGCTCCGAGCGCGCTCGCGCCAGCAAACGCGATCATCTCTGTCGTCCAGCCCAGGACTATCGGCGCGAACTTCAACGCGACGAGCAGTTCTAGCGTCTTCTCGAAGCCGCCCGTCGCCTTGTCGATGTCATCGAAAGCCGTCCGGCCCGTCTTGAGAATCCCGGTCAGATCACCAACCGCCGTCTTTACGTCATCGGTAACCGTCTTCTGATTCTTCGACTTCGAGATCCAGTCCTCGATCGCCTTCGCAATATGGTTTACCTCCGGGAGAAGCCCCTGTCCGACCTTCTCCTCAAGATCGTGGACGGTCGCGCCGAGTTGCATCGTCGCGGTAGTCGAATCCTTCGCCTGGCCAGCCCAACGCTGCTGCGCCTGCGTAAGCGCCGTCTCAACCGACTCACCCTTCTGCACGACGATGCCGTACCGCTGCAAAGCCGTCGTCTTACCGTCGATCGCCTTACCGACCGCCGTCGCCGCCGTCTGGAGCGAGATGCCCTTACCGCGCGCCAGATCCTCCACAAGCCCCATGTACGTCACGGCGTCCGTCGCGTTGCCCGTGATCAGCGTTAGCTGCTTGAGCCCGCCGAGAATGTCCGTGTTCGTGTAGCCGAGCTTCGCGCCACCATCGGCGAGCTTCGCGATGACCCCCGTGTACGCGGTGAGGTTGTCGCCCGAGTGAACGATCGCGCCGTCGAGTGACCGGAGCGCAACGTTGTAGTCTTGTGCGCCCTTAACGGCCGTCTTGATGCCCATAGCGACGCCAGCACCGACAATGAAGCCCCCGCTACCGAGCGCGAGCGCAGCCCCGAACTTGCCGAACGAGCCGGTGGCCTCTAGTGCACCACGCGAGAACTTTGCCGTCTCGGTTGTCGCAAGCGCCGTCTCGCGGGCAGACGAGCGTACCATCGCATTAGACGCGAGGACTTCCAGGCCAAGCCGCTTCTGTGCCTTCGCCGCAAGGTCGAGTGCGGCAACCTGCTCCGCCGAGCCAGCCTCCGCCGATGCCGCGACGCGCCCGTACTCGGCCGCGAGCGCCTGGAGCCGAACCTTCTGCGCCTCCGTACGCTCAATGTTCTTCGCAGCAACCGACTCGACGGTGACACCGAACGTCTTGGCGTTCGCGGATGCCTCTGCGAAACCAGCGGAGTTGTAGTCGGTCGCAATTTCGATTCCGAGCCTTGGCCCTGCCATCGACTACCCCCCTTCGCTGGTATTCGCCTTCACGAACTCATGCAGCCCGAGAATCTGGCCGAACGTCATGCCTGCCATGTCTCCGCGCCGAACGCCGCACCAATGGCCCATCCACGCCGCCCAACAATCCGCCGGGTCGTAACGGGTGCCCAAACGAACGCCGAGCACCCTCTCGACGCGTACCGCTAAGTCTCCGAAGCCTCCGTCACGTCGTCCTCCTTGGTAGGTCCCTCCTCGGCCTCCTTCGGCGCGTCAGGGAACTCCAAGACGATGCCATCCATGAGCGGAAGCTCGTTAATGAACTCCACCACGTCCTCCACCGAAGCGTCCCGCGCCCGCTGCAACGAAACAGCGAAGTAGCCGATCTTCGTGGACGCATGAGCCAGGCCGTGCTTGTTCAGCAGGCGAATCCAGGCGTCCCAATCCTTGCCGGTGACGGCCTCCACGAGCGCGATGTCACCCTGCTTCCATTTCTCGTTCGGCACCAACGGGAAGAACAGTCCTTTGTCGCCGATGCCGCCGATGCGGAACCCGGCTTCCTTCGGCTTCTCAGTCTTTGCAGCCATGGCGATTCCTTTCGTTCGTCAAACGTGGTAATGTCCCAGGCGTCAGGGTTCCCAACGTAAGGAGGCGTCGAGATGTCATCTCCATTTATCGATCCGCCCTCATTCCGGCGGTTTAAGCAAGGCGCAGCCCGACTACACGAGGCCAGGAAGATTGGCGAAGCCCGCCGGGCGATCCTTGGCTCACGCATCAACGATCGAGAACTAACCGATGCTGTGACCCTCATCGACGCGTGGCTCAAGCGTCAACCCGCAGATGTCCGCGAGTACGCACTCGCCAAGCCGGAGCCTCGCAAGGTTGCGACGATGCGGGAACCCTGACAAGCTCTCGCCTCTCGTCGCAACGTTCGGCCCTCGGCAACGGGGGCCGTTCTTTCGGGCGTTAGTGAAAGTTGACGGCCCGCTCGACCGCCTCCGCAATACGGGCCTTCGCCTCCTCCCCCTTCTCCTCCAGGGCAGGCAGGAACGCGTGCATCATCTGGATCACGCCCCAATCGGGACGCTTGCCCGTCGTCTTGCGTAGCTTCTGCTCCACCGTGACAAGCCCGGCGGAGCGGACTTGTGTTTTGACCCCTGCCGCCGACCGAGGAGACGCAGGCTTCAAGCCTTTCAGCCTGTCTGCTGCGTCCTTCGCCACAACATCGCCCGCCTCACGTTCAGCGGTGCGAAGTCGTATTGCGAGTTCCCGGTCGACGGCATTGAGGTCGGCGAACAACTCCGTGAGCCCCACAACGCGTAGCGGCTCCCGGCCGTTCATTTAGGTGCCGGAGCGGGTGATTGCGCCCTGCACGGCGAACGTAACCGGGCTTTCGAGCACCGCGCCAACCTGACCGCCAACCACATCGGCGTACAGCTTGCAGTTCCCGATATAGGACGGGTTGGTCGACGCGACAGTGGAGCCGCGCGGGACAACCTCCACCACGAACACCGACTCCGCCTCGTACAGGTTCGACAGGACGCGCTCCACGAGGGAGAAGTCCTGATCCTGGTAGAGGTCGATCGCGAACGTGTCCTTCGACAGTCCGTGGATGTCGGTCGTGCCGCCGTCGCCGGACGCGGTAACGTCAAGCTGCGCCTTGTTGCGGGTCACCGTGCAACCCTTGACGTAGGTCGACCAGTCGTGGCCGTCCACGAACACCGCCGGGTTTTTCAGATAGGTCTTCTGTGCTGCCATGTTCCTCCTCCCGGCCTAGAGCCGGAATACAAGCCCCGGCCTCATGCCGGGTCGGGGGATGCTGTTACTCGCCGCTAGCGAGCATGTGAACCGTCCACGTCGAACCCAACGCCACACCGCGCGCCGTCTCAAACAGTTGGTGGCCCTTCGCCGAGATGACGCGGAGGTCGTCCACCGCGCCGCCCAACGTCGAATCAACCTCGAGCGCCGCCTTGATCGACAGACCACCGGACGATGCGAGCAACTGGTCGAGCCGCATCTGTGCGGCCTTCTCAATGTTGGCCGCAACGAACGCCTGCACAACCCACGTCCATTCGTCCGTGCCGCGCGAGCCTGTCCGGTCGTAGGTGATTCCGTCCGGCATGAACTGGATGACGTTCGCCACCGGGATAGAGAAGTAGTCCTGCGCCATGAACTGCGCATCAGTGAACGCCGACGTTGATAGCGCCGCCTTGAGTCCCGCACGGATGAGAGCCGGATCGGTCATCCGACAAACAACGGCGCACGATCCAAGCCGCGCACCATCCCAACCAAGTCAGGATCCTCCCGTGCGATACGGATAGCCGACTCGACGCCCATACTTACCGCGCCGAACGGGGCCATACGCACACGCTGGAGAAGCCTTGACGCCAGGATCTTCGTCAACGTCACCACGCGGTCGGGCGGCTCCGTCCATCCGAAGCTACCGACCACCTGGACGGCCCTGACCCCGCCGACTGGGAAGAACGAACTGGCCCGCTGCTTCATTACGAGCCGTTCCCACGGCTTACCGTTCAGGTCAGCATTGTCGGGGCCAAGTTCGAAGTCCGTCCCGAGAACCAGGGTCGTCTCGAACGTGCCGTCGCCGTCCTGGTCGGTCTGCACGCTGGTCAGGCTCACGCAGTCGTCAATCTCCAGCACGACGGGCCGTAGCGGCGTGTAGTACCGCGTCTGATCGTTCGACGCGTCAGCCAAGTAGAAGCGCCGGTCACATACCGCGTCGACCGCACGCGACGCCGAGGCTAGTGCCTCTATCAACTCATCGTCAATGAAGTTGAAGTCGCTAATGCTCAGCGACGATTTCATCGCGTCCAAGGTCACGTAAACCGAAGGGTCAGACAAGCGCCCTCCTTTCGAGGGCACAAACCGCCCCAGCCGACAACCAGCCAGCCGGGGCGGTAAGCGCGGTCAACGTGCGGCCTTAGAAGGTGGTCACCGAGCAGAACGCGAACGCGCGCTGCACAGCGAACGCGGCACGGAACTCCGCGAGCACCGTGATCATCCGCTTGATGAAGTCGTCCTCGTTCGAGTCCGAGATACGCACCGAAGCGCCGGCACGCACCCACAGGGTCGCGCCCTGCTTGAAGTTGCCGACCAGCGGGGAATGCTGAGTCGCCAGCGGGGTCACCACGACCGGGAGGCCGAAGATCGTCGGCTGTTCCTGCGCCAGCGCGAGGTTCGAGAGAAGGAACCCGCCCGACGTGGACTCCTGCAACAGCATCGTCTCGTAATCCGACGGGTGCATCACGATCGCGTCCGGCTCATCGAAGAGCGACAAGCGGACGGCCGTGATGGCCTTGTGGATCGTGCCGATACGACGATCGTTCGTGTTGTCCGAGTCGATCGTGTAGCCACCGGCGAGTGCCGCCGGATAGATGCCGGTGAAGTTGATCCCGGTACCGTCACCGAGGGCGATCTGCCGCTCAGCCTCCAGGAGAACCCCTGCCGACAACTGACCCTCGATGAGAGTCTGCAACGCCGCGATGTCCGCAAGGTTCTCGCGCGGAGCCTTCGCGTACTGGCCGATCGAGCGGACACTCACGTCCGCCGTCGTCCACGTGTACGTCGCCTGGTCGTACGCGACGCCGACGCCTGCCGTGCCGACCGCCTTGATGGCCGCAACGTCCGTGCGGACGGTCTGCTTGCCGTACCGGACGAGATCCGAGTCCGTGCCGCCGACACTGATCAGGTCGATCAGGCGGAGCCGACGAACGGGGAGCTCAACCGGCGGGTACAGCCGCTGGTCGATCGGGATCAGGCTCGCACCGTCGCCACCCACGGCGAAGATGCCGCCACGGTTGCCGAGCAGGTACTTGAGGCTGTCCCTGTCCGTCATCTCGACGGCCGGGAGACTCCCACTGAGTCCGATCTCGCCCATACCCGCAAGCTGCTCGCGGGTCAGTCCGGTGCCAGCAATGAGACGCTCGATAAGCGAACCACTGTTGCCCTTCTGTGCCGAAGGTGCAGGCACGGAACTCGCGAACTTGCTAAGCGCCTGCGCCCGTCTTGCGTTGAGCACGGACAGCCGCGTCTTGTCGTTGTCCGCGTCGAGGTACATCGCCTCAACGACCTTTGCGGCCTCGTCGTCCACGAGCGGGTTGACGCCTGCGGCGCGATACTCTGCCACCTTGGCGTCTGCCGCCTCCTTCTTCGCCTGCGCGTCACGAGACACGCTTGCGATTTCGTCCGTCAGCCCCTTGAGCTCATGCTCGAGGGCGCCACTGAGAATCGCGCTCACGCGCTACCTCCTTGTGGGCCTATGCCCGGTTGATGTTCCGGGCGTTAGCGCCCGTTCGAGTTCGCCTCGCGGAACTCGCGCCGCGCGAGCAGCGCTTCCGCATGAGGGGCGAACGTGACGACTGTTTCGGTGTCGTCGTGCCGTTCCGCCGATGCTGCCGGCGAATCTTCTGTGTCGAGCGCGTCGATGGTCGAATCGTCCAGCGCGAGCGCGTACCGCTGCCCGTAGCCGCTCGTTGACGTACCAAGCATCTGTGCGACCACCTGATCGAACGTGGCGACACGATCAACCATCCCCAAGCCCGCAGCCGCCACCGCAGAGAACATGCGGCCCTGACCGTACGAGTTGAGTACCTCCTGCGGGTCAACGCTGCGCCCCAGTGCAACCGACGAGACGAAGTTGTCGTAGCACTCGTCAACCATCGCCTGCAAGTACGCGGCAGCCGAGTCCGACAGCGGCTCAGTCGGGTTGCCCTCGACCTTGTTGTCGCCCGCCGAGATGTACGTCACCTTGATCCCGTCCTGTGCGAGCGCCCCGCTGTAATCGACGTGGCGCGAGTAGACGCCGATGCTGCCGACCATCGCGCTCGGTGACGCAACGAACTCGTCCGCCTGCGACGCGAGCCAGTACGCGGCCGACGCGCACGTCGTGTTCGCGATAGCCGTCACCGGCTTAGAACAGTCACGGATCATCGCGGCAGCCTCCGGGACAAGGCTCGCGCTACCGCCCGGTGAGTCCACGTCAAGGAGGATCTGTCCGACGCTCGGGTCAGCCTCCGCAGCCTTGAACTTCTCCATGAACGAGGTCAGCGCGCAGCCTCCGCCACCGGAAAGATCTGACACGGGGCGCGGCAGGATCGTCCCGTAGATCGAGATGACCGCGACAGCCCCACCACCGGGCGCCTGGAGCGCGCTCGCGGCCGCGTGACGCTCTGCGAACTCCGCATTGGACTCGCGGACGATCTCCGCGATCTCGTCGCTAGAGAGCCTTACACCGGCTGCGCGTCGGTCGATGATCTCGCACACGGTTTCGAACGCTTCGGGCGTGATCGCCCATGGCGCACTGAGGGCACGCAAGACGTGCCGCAAGCGGTCAGCCATACAGGTTCCTTTCGTCGTTATCCGACTCGCCGCGCGTCCCGAAGCGAACCGATGAAGTCAGCAATATCCGAGAGGCACCCCGCCGAGTAGAGCGTTTCACTCGACGGCCAGAAGGTGTACTGCCGCCAACGCCCGAACCAGCGCACGACGCCAAGCAGATCGCCGTACTTAGTCTCGACGCGCCAAATCTGCGTCTTACCGGAAGGGCTGTCGCCGACGAAAACCAGGACGATGTACTCGTATGAGCGGGTCAACATCGACACGCCCGGATAGACCGCAAGCAGCCGGAGCAACGGATGGTGTAGCCGTCTTTGTCGTAGGTGCCGAGATACGTGCCCCACTTGCCACACCCACAGCGCGGCATTGGCATAACGGGTGTCGCCACGGCTAGGCCGCGTTCGAGTCGGCGGGCGGATCGCCCGTCGTAGATTCGCCATCGGACGCAGGCTCAGCCGCAACCGGCACAAACGTCGTCATCGGTGACGTACCACGAGCAGCCCACGGAGCATCAGACAACCCCTCAAGATTCAACGGCTCCAACCCCAGCCACTGCGTCCGCTGCTCATCCGGCGTCATCACCGGGGCCGTCCGCTGCATCACCAACGCCAACGCCTCAAGGTCCGGCCTCAGCAACTCCGCCAGATTGAAACGCACCGTCAACGTCGACCATGACGGTTGCTGCGGGAGCAACTGGGCCGCAAACTCGCCCTCAACGTCCGACGCCCACGGACCAAGAGCATCGCGCCCGAACTGCTCCCGCAACTCCTTCACATTCGACTTAATCGCCTGATCCAAGATGCCGAGCACCGGGGGCGGCACCGAATACGCCGCAGCGATCTCCTCGCGTGACAACTTAATGAGCTCCACAATCGCAGCCTGATCCGGGGCCTTCCCCATCTCCTGCCACGTCACCCCCGAAGCGGCAATCACCTTGCCCGCGTTCTCCGGCGACGTATACAAGTCACGCAGGAACGTGCGGATCTCGTCGGCACGATCCTTGTTCAGATCCTTGTCTATCGACACGAACCCCGAGGGTCGCGCGCTGTTCGAGAAGAACGCCACGAGATGCCTGACGAGCGCGTCATGCAACGCGAGCGTGTGCCGGCACGACTCCAGCGGCGACAATCCGTACATGCCTTCCGGGTCGCTGCCCTGGCCGAAGTGGATTACGTCGCGCGCTTCAACCTGAACCAGCGGCCCGAACATGAAGCCGTTCCACGGACGCCACTCATACGCGAGCGGCATCCCGTTACTGTCGGGGATCACCCGGAGCACGTCACGCCACCGGATACGACGGAAACCATTGGGTGCGCCGAACGAGTCCCGCAGGATCAGCCACAGGCCGTTCCCGTAGACGAGCCGGTCGATCATCGTGCCGCCGAACATCGCGTTACGCGACAAGCCCGAGAAGCCGTTACGGAGCAGCTTGTCTAGCCGCTGCGGCCCTGTCGGCGCGCCCGTCGTGCCCGGAAGGTCGCCGCGCTCACGAACGAAATGACCCTTCGCGTCAGTCGAGAACGTGTGCAACGGCAAACGCGCGATGCCCCTGGAAAGCATGTTGACCGAGGCGTACACCCACGGGTTCGTCATGTAGACGCTGCGGTACGTCGCCCACCGCTGCGCCCCCATGCTCGGGGCCATCGGGAGGTTGCCGCGCGTCACCCAGCCAACCTGGGACGCGTAACCGGGGCTCATCGACGGGAACACTTCGGACGCCTGCATGTCGGAGCCGACACGGAACTTGCCTGCGACTTCGCGGAACCTCACTTGGCCCTCAGGTTCCAGCCGAAGTAGCCGACCCATGCTGCGAGCACAAGCCCGCCCGAAACGATCAACGCGGCCGGAACCGAGAAGAAGCCGACGCCCACCGCGAGCACAACAAGCGCCCCAGCGGGCGGATAGAGGCTAAAAGACTTCACTGGCCGCTCCTCTCCTCGTTCGAGTCGTACACGATCACACCAATACCCTCGTTCATGTGCGCCCAATGCCACCGCGCACGATGCAACGCGACACACGTAGCGTCCGCCGCATCAATCTCCGGATCATCCGGCCTGTCCTTCGTGATCACCGTGAACGCGCCACGCTTCTCCGTCACCGCGTTATTCATGTGCTGCGCAATGATCGGCGAGCCGTCATGCGTCAGTGACTTGTCCCGGACACCCTGCTCCAAGTCGTCACAAGCGGGGCCGAAGCGGCGCGGCTGGTTCGTCTCGAACCTGACCACCGTCTCGCCGTACGTTTCCTCCCACGTCTCGATCTCGGGACGCCAACCAGGAGGATCGGGCGCGAACTCAAGCACCCTGTAGGTTTCCATCGCATCTTCCACCGCCTGCAACACGCGGAGCACCGGCACACGCCAGTTCTTCTCTCCGGCAGGCCGCGCAAACGACGCGATGTGAAACACATGCGGGATGGCCTCGACGGTGCACCCGACAAGCTGCGTCGAGTCATGGTTGTACGAACCATCGAACGCCAACACGATCTCCGTGCCAGGCTCCACCGTCCGCTGCTTCGCCAGCGTCGGCCACAGGTAGGCGACAGGCCAGCGGTTGCTACTGCGCCGCCGCTGGTTCAACCAGTAACGCCGAAACTCGTTCTCATCCTCAGACGGATCATGGAACAAAGCCACGATCGAGTCCACGTCCGCCCACGCCGCAGCATCCCCCGAAGCCTCAACGATCGCCGCGCGCAACTCCTCATCCTTCGAGATGTTCCACTTCTCCGACGCCTGCCGGTGGTCGAAGTAGAAGCGCGGATCCTTAACCTCACCGCGCAACACCGCAAGCGCGTACTCATGCGAATCCTCCGCAACCGAACCCTCGCCCGGGCCGTACATCGTGCTCGTCTCGAGCGTCCACGCGTCAGCCGCATACCGCTTCGGAATGTTGCGCAGCATCGTCGCGACCGCCTGCCGCACACGAACCGACAGCATCCGGTGAGGCTCATCGAAATGCTGGAAGGTGGTACGCGCACCATCACGCGCCGAAGGACTGCCAGCGATCGACACGATGCGCCCCGTCGTATCCTTCGGCTTGATCCGCTCAAGAGTCAGGTCGTAGGTGTCGCCGAGCGCGCAATGCGAAAGGATCTCGTACACCGCTCGGTACGCGAGTTCCTCCACCTGTTCTTCGGTGAAGGCGAGCATCGGAATGTACGGGTCAACCACCGGGCGCCCTACGGGGTTCCCATGGGCGTCCCAGCCGTCGAAGCGCACGGGGCCGTTCGGGTCACACTCGACTATGGCGATGAGCGCGGCGTCCTCCGTCTTGGCGACACCCTTGCGACGGTAGTAGGCGCACCGTTTGAACCTGCGCCGGCCCTCCATCTTGTGGTCGCGCGGGTAGATTTCGTATGAGCGGTAGAGGAACAGGCGTTCCTCATTGGATAGCGTCTTGGGTTGGCCGATGAGATCGCCGGGGCCGTGGCAGAGGTTGTCCTCGATGAAGTCGCAGACTTCGGGGCCGAGCGTGGGCCAGGGTTCGTCGTCTAGTGGTGGGACGATGAGGCGGCTGTCCTCGTTCACGCTGCCTCCTTGATCCGGCCTCCGATCTGTTGCATGAGTTGATGGCCGATGAGTTCCGTGTAGACCGGCGGGATCGACTCAGTGATGCCGTGTCGCTTCTCCATCCAGTCCACGCCCATCGCATCACGTAGCGCGTCGATGTTGTGCCGCGCACCTGTCGCAACCGGGTTCACTATCCCGCGTAAACCTTTCTTACCGTCACGCTTTGTCG